TACTAGGTTTGCCACATACAGTCACAAGCAAAGAATATAACGCTTGTGCATACACACAAAAGGTTCTTAAGTTCGGTAAGATGATGAAGGCCCGCGGCCACGAAATCATCCATTATGGTCATGAAGAATCAGACCTTGTTTGTGATGAACATGTCACAGTACTCACCAACAAAGATTTAGAAATCGCTTACGGCAACTATGATTGGCGTAAGAACTTCTTCACGTACAATACAGGTGATCATGCTTATCAAACTTTCTACAAAAATGCTATCACTGAGATAGGCAAGCGTAAGCAAAAGAACGATTTCATTCTTCCCTTCTGGGGTAGTGGTGTTCGTGCTATCTGTGACGCACACCAACATGACATGATCGTGGTTGAACCTGGCATAGGTTATGCAGGAGGACATTGGGCACGTTGGAAAGTATTTGAGAGTTATGCTATCATGCATGCCTATTATGGAATGCAGGGCGTGGGCACTTGCAAATCTGATTGGTATGATGTGGTGATTCCTAATTATTTTGATCCAGACGATTTTACATTCAATGATCAAAAAGAAGATTACATGTTGTACTTGGGCCGTGTATATTCGGGCAAAGGCGTGCATGTAGCAATACAAGCAAGCGAAGCGGCAGGACAACGTTTAGTTATCGCGGGACAAAAGCCGGATGATATGCATTTCCCCAAGCATGTAGAATTCGTAGGATATGCAGACGTACCTACAAGAAAGAAACTTATGGCTAATGCTAAAGGTGCATATGTACCTAGCATGTACATTGAACCATTCGGTGGTGTACAGATTGAAATGTTAATGTCGGGCACTCCGACAATCACTACAGACTGGGGTAGTTTTACTGAAAATAACTTACACGGTGTCACTGGATATCGTTGTCGTACATTCGATCACTTTGTGTGGGCCACTGAGAACATCGGTAACATCAAACCAAAAGATTGTCGTACATGGGCCGAAAACTTTACACTTGAACATGTAGCCCCTATGTACGAAGAGTATTTCCAAAACGTACTTAATGTCTATACCGGCAAAGGTTGGTATGAACGGACACTTGACAGAAAAGATTTAAATTATCTACACAGACAGTTTCCTCAACTGTAAAAAAGGAAAGGCCCCGAAAGGGGCCTAACCTTATTCAGTATTAGTTACTGATTACTTGACAGCATCAAGAACGTCAGCAACAGTAGTCGTAGACTTGTTGCCGCGGGCCTTGATAGCATCAAGAGAGGGCTTAGCCGCCTTCACCTTGACCTCACCCTTGCGGGCTTCCTTCTCACGATCACTGAGAGTATCAGTGATAGTTGCCTGATCCTCAGCACTTGAGAACTCACTAAGAGTCAACATGTACTTGAGCGCATCGATCTTGTTCATCGCATTGGGTAGCGTAACGAAGTCACAGCGAGATGCCCCACCCTTCGTGAACTGCTTGACACGGCGAGCCATGTCATCAGTGAAACGCACCTTAGCATTACCATTATGAACAGTGATACCAACAACAGTGTAAAGATTAGTCGTCATATAAATTACCTCATCAAGTTAAAGTTAAACACACAAATGTAGTCACACACTACACCATTAGTATAACAAAGTGGAGAGCCAATGTCAACCCCTTTGTTACCCAATTCTTTATACCGGCATCGCATAGTCGCTAATCAGCAACTTGCCATACTGGGCTTTCAACATCTGAGTAGCCGCGTAGGGGTTCTCAGCCATGATATAGACACGGGTCGTACCTGCGCCCGGTTCATCTTTAAGTCTACAAAGCATCCAATATTGTTTCATGTTAGTTCTCCTGTTCCTACTATATTACTTAGCAGTAACCACGTAGGGCTTGTCCCACGTACCGATGTTGAGGTCGTAGTAGTATGCGGTGTCGAAATAATCGGTCATCGCATCACTACGGTCATAGTAGTCAGCAGCCTTGAGAGCCTGGAAAGCCTCGGTCAAAAACTCCTTAGCCTTACCATCATAGTGATCTTGGAACCAATAGGGATTCACTTGATCATAGCCTTGAGTGTTCGGGCGAAAGCCTCGGGAGACTTGATAATGATCATTACCACAAACCTGATTGCTGTTTGCTATAAAGTCGATTGGACCAGACTTCAAGGTCAGACAGATTGCCATGTGATTTCGTACACGCAGAGTACCCTTCACACCATACTTGTTGAGTACGGGCTTGAGTGCTTGAGCGATCTTTTGTTTGCGTTCTTGGTTCATGTAAGCCATTTGTCAATCTCCGTTTGTTCAGTATGTTTATATTATGAACCCAATCCATCCCAATGTCAAGCCTTTTTCTGAAAAATTTACCACTTTTTTAATGGAAAAATACCGTTTAAAATCAACAACTTACAGTGCCTGAAAAACCCTATATAAATCAACAACTTAGCTATCTGTCTAGGACCGTCTAGGCCTGGATCTGAGCGACCCTGAACCCGGGGTATGTCTATGTACTGACAGTCTCGGGCCAGGGGCTCTATTGAGGTCCTATGCGGTGATCCATTCTTCTTTAGACTCTAGTTTGAGGGACTCCGACCCGTCATATTCTTCGATTCGAAACCTGTCTCCTACGGGCACCCACATGACCACTAGGTCACTTATTCCTCCCGTATAGACCTCATCATCACCATATTTCTCATTGACATAGAATTCAATTTCGTGGTAATGCACTTCATTTAAAACCATGTCAACGATGATCGGATCGAAGATTAGTTCCGGATGACTCTCATTCCAAGTGTACCAACCTGCACCAAAACCCGGGCTTACTAGAACCGCGACCTTTCCGTCGCGGACTACTTTTTCATTGATGACATCCAAAGAATTTGCCATTATACAGTTTCCAACATATTTGCGGGCACTCGCCAGCGAGTAAACCCTGCATTAACAATCACAAACTTACGGTTAATCTTATCAACCTTACCTGTCACCAATTGACCAGTACGGCTGTTTGTAAACTTCACAGAACAACCAAGCGTCAGGCTACGGCGTGTCTGTGTAGTCAATTGACTACGGCGATAGCGAATCGCATCTCCGATACTATTCAACTCATCGTTGGTCAGATCACCAAACATGATAGCACTATTGATTTCCTTGATATTCATCATTTGCTCCTTAAGCAGCCTTGTTAAGATATTCGTTAACTTCCTCACCAGTGACCATGTCACCGTTACGCATCGTATACACGACACGATAATTCTCACGCCCACCACCCATGAGCATGTCATACTCTTCGGTCTTACGTTCCACACGCTGGTTCATGTAACCGTACTCACCATTCTCAACAGTGCGATTAGCGATCCAACGTCCACCGATCCAACGCAATTCGAACGGGGTCTCCCAATCCTCACAGACCACAGCATCGTTGTCAAGGATAGAACAATCAACTACATATTCCTCGAACATATCCGATCGGCTTTCGATCAATGCCTTGAGAGTGGGGATTCCAAACTCCTTGACTTTGATAGTCTGCTCGACCGTCAAGTCGGGAACAACATAAGTGTCGCCGCCCTTGAACTTCCAATAGGGCTTGTCAGCATCACCGTAGTTTTCACGGACTTGAGTAGTGATAACGATCTTCATATCTGCTCCTTAATCTCGACTATATGTATATTGTAGTACCGGGCGTACCCAAAGTCAAGCCTTTTTTAAAGATTTTTTAAGGAAAAATGTTGTTTAAAAACAACAACTTACGTCAGTGGTGTGCGCCCATCCAGGCCATAATCTGTTCTGGGTCTATTTCCAGACTCTTGTAAATGATGTTTTCGACCTCTAAAATCGTCAATTCAAGTTTACGGGCTATCTGGAAACAATCATAACCCTCTTTCCTGAGGTCCATAACCATTTGCTCAATCTGCTGTTCCATCATAGGTCTTCCCAACTATCGTCACGATTCTTGAATTTAGGTCGGCGCTTGTAGGCATGCTTATCGTCCTGGCGCTTTCCGCGGAAGTTATAATCCCTATCAAAAAGCACACGATGATTGCGCTTTTTGGGGGCCTTAACAACAAAAGAAATTACGTTTTTCATAATACCAATATATTACTAGATTTGGGACTAAATGTCAAGCCTTATTTTGGCTTTCAATATTTATGTAATATTGTAACAATTCCATCTGCATGCGGGCGATAACGTTCCCTGTGCCCGGAATGATAAAACGTACGGGACAATCTCTCCAACTCTGGGTTTTGGTAAATTCACCCAACCAACGTCTATGGTCCGAGTTATTGACATCAAAACGAACATGGGGTCGACCATGCATAGTTAAAGCACTCATCTACTGATACTCCTATGTTATAATCAGTAGAACAATGTTACTATATAGGGGAACAAAAATAAAGTATTTTGGGTAAAATTTCTACCCAATTTGCTTATTTCGGAAAAGGTCAATGCTTTTATATATTGTGTGATAGTCGTTGACGAACTGGGCCAACTCAGGAATAGGCTTTCTAACTTGCTGTATCACATATAAAAAATTATACATATTATTGCATCTAGGAGAGAACGGTTCATTAAAATATATCTTTTGATACCACAACTTTTCAAAAGTAGACTTGACGATATCCTTATCATAATCTGATGATAGTATATTAAAAATTTCTAATTCAGGACTCATCCATTCGTCCCAGGAGTAACTATATGTTGATGTATCTATCATCACATGTTTGTATGCTTCCCATAATGGCAACAATTCATCATTAACTATATCGAAACTATTTTTGCGCTCTCTAGCCTTGACTATGTGAGAGCAATCAGGAAATCTTTCAGTTAAGTGATTAGTAAAGTCATGCATTGGTATCAATTCTACTTTATAATCACATAAGATTAATAATAGCGGAATACACAACCAATGATCTAGATGACTATCAAATAAATGATAAGGAGGTGATATGATTTTTCCGGGTGCAAAGAAGTTTAGATTATTGATAGAATTTTTAAAAAAATTTACAAAATTATTATAGTGTACACTAAGTGTAAACGTTGGAGTAGCCCCGTGTAAATCGACAGCGAATCTACCATTGGTATTATTGAATAGGTTTACAGATAGCCCGCTAATAAACCTAGGTTTAGGATTTCTAAAAGGAATTCTTATAATAGAATTATTTTTATGAGCCGATTCTAAACATGAGTGTAAATCTATCAGTTTTAATCTATTATCTGCTTCAGCGATTTCATGTAACAAGGTGCTACCATTCTTTGTAGTGGTAATATAATATGCATCCTCGTCAGGTTTATAATAATACATCTCGATCTCTATTCTGAAATGTATTTATAGGTACAAAAAAAGCCCTATTAAATAGGGCTTTTGAATCTTTAGTTTATAATCCAACGCTCTTTTTAATCACATAACGGGCGATCTTTTCATCAAAGTACATGCGAACACCATCTTTGACAGGGTCCTGTACTACAATCTCACCTAATTCTGTAGCGAGGGATTTTGTAAACTTAAGTAGAATACTATAAGTATCCTCGGATTGATCTAAAGGATCACGATCCAAAATTTCTACTGTATCATTAATTAGTTTTTCAATTTGTGCGTTCATTACTTTACTCCAAAAGTGTTAAGAGAAGGTTGCATAGTGTTGATCAATTCAGTTTCGCGGGCATGAGCAGCCTTCTTGCCTCGTACCACCTCGACAACACCAAAGACAAAAGCCTCGGCACCAAACTTGCGTAATGCGCGGCTAAGACCCCAATCCTTGTTCTCAGTCATAGCACGTTGCAAATGCTTTTGCATACGGCGATTGAGAGTACGCTTGACGTTACCATTGAAACACATAGCAGTCAGTCCGATGTAATACTGACCCGAATCCACATGTTCGATGAAGTAGATGACCTGATTACGATCTGATCGGCGTTTACGTTGTGTTTTCAGCATATATGTATTATGCTACCTTTTGACCCAAAAGTCAAGCCTTTTCTTGTTGTTTTTACGCAACAAAAGGTGTTGTAAATCAACAACTTACAGAACCTTCAATTTCCTGTTGTTTTCTTGCAACAATTTGAGGAGTTTCTGTTGTTTTTCTGCAACATCTAATTCCCAGGGTAATTGCTGATATTCATTGT